AGTTTATTCATAGGAGTCCCTGCGTGGATATGAAATATTGGTGGGGATTTGAGGAATCGAACCTCATTAGGTGACACCGCCAGATTTACAGTCTGGTCCAACTCTCCAACTTTGGCGAATCCCCTAGGGGTTTTGTTTCACCATTTTTCTTTGTCAGCCCAATATGCGGCTGACATGGGTCCTTTAGCAATATTGCTGGCGTGTCGTGCCTTAAACGATTCTCGCCGTTTCCGGTAGGATGCTGATTCTCCGGCTTTGCGTGGTGACCCGCTAACGCCTTGTTGTCCGAAGCGAATGGTTTTAATTTTGTCGCCTTGTTTGGCGACAACAACATGAGATTTCGTTGGATGGTTGGGGGTACGCTTTGGTTTGTTGTAGCCGGTGACACCGGCAGCCTTCAGTCTGGGGTCTTGTTTCTTTTTAGCAGCCATCATTTACTCTTTCTAGCATTTCTTCCAGCCTGTTTTGCGGCTGGAGTGTTGGGGACAAACTGTTTACCTTGTTTGGTGCCTTCCCGTTTTTTGCGGCTTGTTGCCGCATATTCGGATGCGCTAAGAGATTGGATTGCTTTTTTTGGCAAATAGCGTTCACCTGTTGCTTTGGGTCCTTGGGTGGATGGTTTACCTGATTTGGTTTGCCATTTCTCAGATGTCCATTTACTTAGGTTGGATTGCGCTTTTGTTTTGCTACCCTTGTAGCCGCCTCCGGCGGCCTCATATTTTTGGTTTGCTAGTTGCGCTTTACGGGCCGACCACTGTCCGGGTCGGCCACCTTTGGAACCTGCTTTGACTTGTGCGACGATGCGTTTACGCAACTCTGGTTTACTATAGGCCATATCTAGTTACCCTTTGTGACGGGAACCTTTCATCAGTTTACCATCCGGCATACGATGATAACCCTTGGGTGCCTTCTTGGACATCTTGGCCTGAGACATAGCAATAGCCACAGCCTGCTTCTTGGACTTCACAACAGGACCACCCTTACCAGAATGAAGAGTGCCTTTCTTGTATTCTCGCATAACTTTTGCTACCTTATTGGCCTGTTTCTTGGATGCCATAATCACTCCCGGTCTGTCCACGCACCATGACGAACAATACATTCACTGGGTTCATGTATTGTTCTATGGGACTAGGAACAATACAATTACCCCCCTATAGTCCCCCCAATCGTTCGGCACCGAACGAACCACCCCTAGGTATGGGACGAAACGAACTGGGCGTGGACAACACCCCCATCATAGACGCACGCCAACTAGAATACCTAGAGTGGCTAGTGACACCCGTCACCGAACGCATCCCCCGTTACCAAAAAGACATCGCCAACAAACTAGGCGTAGATGTCACCACCCTAAGACGCTGGGAAAAGAAACCCCACTTTAAGACCGAATGGGATAAACGAGTCAACGAAATCCAAGGCTCACCCGAACGCACCCAACGACTACTGGATGCCCTATATGAGAAGGCTCTGAAAGGAGACAACAGGGCAGCACAACTATATCTACAAGCAACCAACAGGTTGGTCGCCGCACCAACCGTCATCCAGACAGTGACCCCCGCCGAACTGTCTGACGAGGAATTGGACCAGTTGCTGTCTAGTTCTTTGGAATCTGAGAAGCGTAGGCGTTCCGGTGTCGGCGGCTGAAACGAACGATTGCCCTATTTGTGGGGAGGAGTTTCCTGCTTCGCTTCGTGACTGCCCGTTTTGCGCTGTTGATAAATCTAGGCGCAAGTTTAAGAAGGAATACTTAGATGACGATTTCTAATTATGGTGAAGATAAACTGTTGGATGCGGTCCGTGGCGTTTCGTTTGCGGCGGCTGGCACTTATGTGAAACTTCACACTGGTGCCGCTGGCGAAGATGGAACTTCTAATGCGGCAGCAAACACTACACGCCAATCCATTTCGTTTAACGCTGCTTCCGGTGGGTCTATGGCTAGTTCTAGTACGGTTACTTGGACGAATGTTCCGTCCACGGAAACCTATAGCCACTGGTCAATTTGGGATGCCGCCTCTGCCGGTAACTGTTTGTGGGTTGGTGCTTTTACTGCTAGTGCCTCCGTTGTTGCTGGGGATACTTTCCAAATTACGAGTTTGACTTTGACGCTTGACTAAGGTTAGTTTTAATGGCAACTAACTTTCCCACTAGCCTTGATGCTTTGACGAACCCTACGGGTTCGTCGTCGCTCACTAGTCCTGACCATGCTTCTCAGCACGCTGATGCGAATGATGCTATTGAGGCATTACAGGCCAAGGTTGGTGTTGATAGTTCTGCGGTGATAACCAGTCTGGATTATAAAATTAGAAACCTTAATGCCAGTGAACTTGTCAGTGGTACCGTTCCGTCTGCGAGAATTTCTGGTTCATATTCTGGAATCACGGGACTTGGAACTTTGTCGTCACTCACTTCCAGTGGAACAATTACTGGACGGGTCATAACCGGCGATGATACGAACGCCCCTGCGATTTCGCTGAAAGGCTGGGCATCGGATACCGGCTGGGCTTCCGTGGAATCCAATCTTGGATATTTGTTGTTGGGAAGCACGGTATATAATGATGCCATTTATTTGCGTTCTAACAACTGGTATACGAATGTTCGTATTGGCGCAAATGGTCAAAATACTTTAACTGCCGGATACAATACCAGTTATAATCAGTACTCAGTTACGATTGATGGTTTGGCTTTCTGTAATGGTTGGTGGCGGAGTACCGGTGCTACGGGCTGGTATAATGAAACATATAATGGTGGCATTTACATGGATGATTCGACAACCGTAAAAGTCTACGGTGGCAAATCATTTTATGTTCCGGGTTATATTACTTCTAATGGAAATGTTCAGGCGAACGGTTCTTTGGTTTCGCTTGGAGCCTTGCTTACCTATGGTTCCGGAATTGCGTATTATGGTGCTACGGTCGGTGGCGGTTCCCCAAACCAAATTGGATTCAGATGGACAAATCCGAATGTCAACTGTACAGTGGATAATGTCATCAGTGCCGTCGCCGCAACTTTTTCCGATAGGCGAATCAAAACAAATATACAAACATTATCAAACGGGATGGAACTAATCAGGGGTTTGCGAAGCGTTACTTACAATCCGTTGGATGTTGTTGGTTTTGATGAAGAAACATTTGAGCCAATCATAGGCGACATGGACCCTTACGATGAAAGAATTGGTTTCGTCGCAGATGAAATTCAGCAAGTTTATCCAAACGCAATTAATGCTGAAGGCAATAGACTTAAAAGTATTGACTCGGTACAAATACTTTCTATGGCGGTTTCAGCAATTCAGAATTTGGATGAACGAGTAAAGCAGTTGGAGGGTTTGTGAACGAGCAGGTAGATGCGAATACTGTAATTCAGTCTTTACTTCGTCAATTAATGGACTATGCCCAGAAGGTAGCACTTTTGGAAGCGATGCTAGAAAAAATGAAAATAGGTTTGGAGACAGATAATGGCAACTAACTTTCCCGCATCACTGGATTCGCTGGCGAATCCAACATCATCCAACACTCTAAATAGCCCCAGCCATTCGTCACAACACGCCAACATTAACGACGCTATGGAAGCAGTCCAAGCGAAAGTGGGCGTTGACAACTCGGGGACGACCACCAGCCTTGATTACAAGATGCGCATTAACAACCCTGTTGGCGAGATTACGATGTGGTCCACCACTAGCGCACCTACGGGCTGGTTGATTTGTGATGGCACTGCTGTTAACCGTACAACCTATGCGGCCCTGTTTGCTGTTGTTGGTACTACTTATGGTGTTGGCGACGGGTCAACTACTTTTAATTTGCCCAACTTAGTTGGGCGTGTACCCACAGGCCGCAACGCTGGTGATGTTTCGTTTGATGTGTTGGGCGAGCAGGGTGGTGCTAAGACTAATGCTTTGGGTTCATCTAATCTTCCGGCACACTCGCACACTGTCACCGAATCCGCCCATGACCATAGTTTGACTAATGCGACTTCGGTTGTCCGTCAAGATGGTGCGGGTAATGCCTTGCTGCTGGCAGGTTCGCAGGGACTTGCTACCTATGGGCCGTACAATACTTATACTGTTGATTCCCAGCCCCAGTCTACTGGTTTGACTGTTGGCGGTGGAGGCAACGGCACCGCCACTGGCGATGCCTTTAGTGTTCTCCAGCCGTATACGGTTGTGAACTTCATTATCCGCCACTAGGAGCGGAATCATGTCCCGCACATATAATTCACTGGATTTCCAGTATTCCCAAGCGGGATTTGACTATACAGGAAGAACCACACTAAGTAGGACTGGAACTGATAGCGGTTCCGGCACTGAGTCCGCTGCGGTAAATTTCTTCAGTATCATTTCTGTTTCAGGTAATGACACCGCCAATAGTAATGAATTGGCAGATTGGTCATATGTTCGTTATGGCACAGGAACTGATGCCGGTCTAGGTGGCGATTCTGGTTCTATCGTATTTGTTTCCCGTTCTGCCGAAGGTACAGATGTTGCGCTTTCTTCCGAAACTGGCGTTGGTTTGCGGACCGTTGTCCGTGATAACCAAGAAGGAAACGGATTCGGAACAGAAACAGCGGATGCTCTTAGGACCACATTTGCGTCTAGTGTTGATGCTGCCTCGGGTGCTGAAACTGCTAGCCGTCTGCGTATCGTGTTGCGCACGGCAACAGACACTACGGCAACTGGTGGTTCGGCTACCACTGCTATTGAGATTCTTTATCGCACGGGTGCTGATACTGCTTCTAGTTCCGAGGTTGCCTCTAGGGTTCATGTTCATCTTCGTTCTGCGACGGATGTTGGTGCTGGAACTTTGGATGTTGCTTTGTGGGTTAATGCTGGCAAAACTCTGAATCGTGAGGTTCGTATGCCACCATTCTGGGTTGATAAGAAACCGAAGTTGATTAGACGATAGGATTATTTTGGAATTAAATGAACTTGTCCACGAACGGGAATGGCGTTTGTGTCGTGGCCCCAAGGATGCTAGTGTTGATGATTTGGTTCAGGCGTTTGAGCATTTCTGCTCAAACTATTGGTATATTAAACATCCTGAGCGTGGACGAATCAAGTTTGAGATGCGGCACGCTCAACGGGAAACTGTTAGGGCGTGGCTAGATAACCGTTATAGTGTCGTCCTGAAAGCCCGCCAGATTGGGTTTTCTACTTTGGCGGCAGCGTTTTGTTTTTGGCTAGTGTTTTTTCAGTCCGATAGGTTTGTGATTATGCTAAGTAGGACTGAGCGTGAGGCGATGAAGTTGCTTCAGAAATCTAAGTATGGTTATCGTTGGTTGCCTGAATGGATGAGGGTTCGTGGTCCTAGGTTGTTGACGGACCACCAGTTAAAGATGGTGTTTGATAATGAGTCCGCTATTGAGAGTTTGCCTAGTAGTAATGACCCTGCTCGTGGTGAGTCTGTGTATTTGGTGGTTGTTGACGAGATGGCGTTCCTTCCTAATCCTGATGAGGCGTGGGCTTCCATCGAACCTATTGCCGATGTTGGGGGACGGGTCATCTGTTTGTCTACGGCGAATGGTTCAGGAAACTTTTTTCATAAATTGTGGGTTGGTTCGCAAACCGGCACCAATTTGTTCCGAGGGATTTTCTGGTCGTGGGATGCGGGTGACCGTAACCAAGATTGGTATGAGGTAAAGAAGAAGTCGCTTCCTGATTGGCAGTTACATCAGGAGTATCCTCGGTCGCCCGAGGAGGCGTTTATCAAGTCCGGTAATCCGGTGTTTGATTTGGATGTGGTTAATGCTTTGGTTCCTGCGGAACCTATGGTTGGTTTGTTGACCATCGGTTCCGATGATGTGACTTTCGTCACTAGTGGCGAGGGTCCGTTGCGTGTATGGGAAATGCCTGAACAGAATTGCTTATATGTGGTTGGGGCAGATGTGGCCGAAGGACTATCGTATGGCGACTATAGTTCCGCCCATGTTATACGAGCGGACACTGGTCTTGTTGTGGCCCACTGGCATGGACGAATAGAACCAGACTTGTTTGGTGAAATGTTGGCTGAATTAGGATGGATGTACAATTCGGCTCTGATTGGCGTGGAAAACAACAACCACGGCCTAACGACTCTAAAGGCTTTACAAAGATATGGGTATCGTAACATTTACCGTCAACGCCGCCTAAGCCATGCTCGTCCTGCGCCAACCGAAATCCTTGGTTGGCGAACTACCTCATCTTCCAAACCGCTAATGATTGACGAACTATCAGCGGCTATCCGCAACGAAGAACTAGATATCTGTTGCGAATACACTATTGGGGAATTGCGAACTTTTGTTCGCAAAGAAAACGGCAGGATGTCTGGCAGCCCTCACGATGACCGTGTTATTTCGTTGGCAATCAGCAATCAGATGTTAAAGTATGTGTGGCTGCCAGAATATTATGTGGGAGAAAACATACCCCGCAATTCGCTGGCTTGGTGGGAGCAGTTTCTAATTCAGGAAAAAACCCCCAAAAATCAGCCAATCGGAGCCTATAATGTCCGGCATGGTGCCGGTATGACACGATAACTTCCCAGCCGAACGAATATCCTATTGGTATGAGTCTAATTGTTTGTGAAGAATGTGGAACAGAGTTCGCTGTGGATATCATTCCACGGCGAGGCAAGATTTGTTTTAAGTGCCATTTGGGTGGCATCCGTTTGGGTTTCACCCACGGCAAAGACGACTTTCATGGTCCAACTATTCGTGAACGGCAACGCCTTCAGGAACAACAGGCTGCCGATGCTGGCATCAAAGCCGAACCTGTCGGGAATCGTTGGGTGTAATTTGCTATGTGGTGGGTCCCTATTGTCGTCGCCTTAATTGGTGGTCCACTGATGTGGGGTCTATCCAGATTTGATAAACGAAATACCGTACAACACGCAGAAAATCAGCGTGTTTTATTGAGAATAGAATCCAAGGTGGACCATATTGATTCACGATTGGATGACCATATTGATTACCACCTGAAAGAAGGATTGTGATGACTTACAAGGAAGCGTTTAAGCGGGCAGTTGCCACCTTTGTTGCTGGCGCAACGGCGGCTCCCCTTAGTGCCGCAGTGCTGGATGTTTCGTTTTTTAAGGCCGCTGGGGTTGCCGGTGTGATTGCCGTGTGGAACTGGTTGGGTCGTGTTGCTCAGGCTTGGAAGGCAGATAATGGCTCGTCCCTCTAATTCGGATATTCTTGCCCGCTATCGGAAGAAGATTACCGCTTCTAAGCAGTGGCGCAAAGAAGAATCCTACGATGAAACTTGGAAGCGTCTAAATGACTTGTATCGTGGACGACACTACGAGTATTTTACCGACGAGGACCGCATCCTAATTAACATGGCGTTTTCTACCGTTAATGTTATTTTTCCTAGCATTTCGGTTAACTATCCGAAAATTAATGTTCATGCGGTTAACCCCGAAAACGCACCGAACGCTGTTATTGCCGAGGCCGTGGTAAACTATTGGTGGAAGCATAAGCGTATCAAGGAACAGTTCCGTCGTGCCGTCAAAGACTTTTTGGTGTTCGGTCACGGCTGGCTGAAGGTTGGTTATCGGTATGTGGAGGAGGACCGAATTGGTTTTGATGAAGATGTGTCCGACCCGAATGTGCCCGAGAACTATACTACCACAAACTATAATGTTCTGGAAGATGCGCCATTTGTGGAGCGTGTGTCTGTTTTTGATGTGTTTGTGGACCCTGATTCTACCAGTGTAGATGACATTAAATGGATTGCCCAGCGTGTCCGCCGCCCCATCCGTGATGTGCGGTCGGACCGCCGATATAACCGTTCTGTCCGTGAAGATGTACCGGCTGTGTCGTGGTCACGATATTCGTCCACCGACGAATCTAACCACCGCAAGATTCGTGACCGTGACGAAGGATACGCCGACATCTACGAGTTTTATGATTTGCGGAATAACACTGTTAGCGTGTTCGCTGAGGGTGGAGATGGGTTCCTAATTAAACCTCAGGAAATGCCTTATAGTTTCGGTCATCCTTTTGTGATGATTCGCAACTATGATATCCCTGATTTCTTTTATCCGATTGGCGATTTGGAAGCCATCGAACCTCTCCAGCGGGAACTTAATGCTACCCGCACCCAAATGATGAATCATCGTAAACGGTATGCCCGCAAATATTTGTTCCGTGAAGCGGCTTTGGATTCTAATGGTCGTGCGGCTATGGAGTCGGATGACGATAATGTGATGGTTCCTGTTGTTGGAGATATGCCGTTGGGTGATGTTGTCCAACCGTTCCCAGCACTAATTAACCCGCCGGAATTCTATAACCAGTCTGCTTTGATTGAGCAGGATATCAATAGTATTTCTGGTGTGGCCGAGTTTATGCGTGGTTCGGTATCGGAAATTCGTCGTACTGCCACTGAGGTTGGTTTGCTTCAGGATGCGGCTAATGCTCGCACTAGTGATAAGTTGGCTACTATTGAGTTGGCTATTACTGATGTTGGTCGCCGCCTACTTCAGTTGACTCAACAGTTTCAGACCAGTGTCCAGACCGCCCGTATTATCGGGCGGGATGGTCAGCCAGTATGGGTTAAGTATGACCGGGATTATATTGCTGGCGAATTTGACTTTGAGGTTGTTGGCGGTTCTACGATGCCGAACAACGAGTCGTTCCGTCGCACTCAGGCTCTCCAAATGATTGAGGCGATGAGTCCATTTGCTGCTGCTGGAGTCGTGGACATGGCAAAGTTGGCGGCTTATGTCCTCCAGACTGGTTTTGGGGTGAAGAACGCCGAAGCATTTTTGTCGGCCCCTGCGCCTACGCCCGAGATGCCTTCTGCGCCTCAGGCGTTGCCCCCCG